TTTTTAAATTTATCTCTCTGCTGTACCAAGGCATTACACAAAAATGTTTCATAGTCTGAAGGTCTTAACAAGTTGTTTTTTGCGCATTTCTATTTTGATTCTGCTGGTCTCTCGTGCCTGCATGATAGTTAGCAAGGTTGCTAAACGACCATATTTCTTTACAGCATCATTGACATCTTTGCAACCATCCCACTTGGGCATGCTCACCGACCATCCCAACTCAATGGCACGATTCACTAGCTCCATGCCAGGCCGGTCTTGATCGGGTACTACAATAATTTCCTTTCCCAAACTACGTATGAGTCTGGCTTGTGCATCACTGACTTCGTTGTGCATCAAAGCCAAGCCACTGATGCTGAGTGCATCAAATATGCCTTCTGTCACCACAACTGATTGCCAATTGGCATGTTGCAAGTCTGTGCCGAACACATACCCAGGTTGAAAATCGTTTAACCATACGGGTTTTCGATCATCCAAAAATCTAGTGGTATTGCCAACCAAGGTGTTGTTATAGGTGAACGGGATAATGACTCCCGGTCTTGCGCCTGCAGTTGCACTGACCATAAATGGATAATCTACAGGTGCACATCTGCTGCGCAAGTAATTCCATATGTCTGTATGTGCTGGTGTTACAAATTCAACCCCGCCTATGTCACGTTCTTCGAAGTGTATGCCTTGTATAGCTGCTGCAGTTTGCTGACGGTCGTCTAGTAATCCTGTTATACTACGATGCCGTAGGCTTTCTAGATTGACACGTTCTATTTCTTCTTGTGGTACATTCAACCAGGTCAACAGCTTGCGAGCTTTAAAACTGAGATTACGTCCCAAGATAAAACTAGCAGTATAACCGCAGTTGAAACAATGATAACTCCAACCTTCGGCGCTGCTTTTGAGTCCGCCACGCTGCCGTCGATCCTGACTTTCGCCATTGTGGACACAGCAGGGGCCGTTGAAACTGATCCAGCCCGAGCTGGATGTCTTGCGTTTTCCTGGGAGGTATTGGACAATATCTAGCATTCAGCTAGTATAACATACTTTATGACAATTAGCGATATGCAATTACACCAAAGTCGCCGGATGTGAGATCAAAAGATAATCTCAAGTAAGGATGGTATCCAGAAACGTTGAAACCAATGCGTTCTTGACTATTAGTCAAGGTCAGCTGTTCGACGGTTTGACCTGTTCTGAGATCTTGAAAAGGCACATTGTACCATTCGACAGTGTTGGCTGTGGCTGCAGTTGCGCCTTGTACAGCAACTACGCCAGTTAATTGCTGAGGGTCGAACTGAAAGGTCGTCAATGCTCTACCATCAGTTTCTAGTGTACTGGAATAATAAACATCATTCACTGGTGCCTGGCTGGGAACTGTCAAAATCTGACTGCCTACAAACATGGGAAATATGGAATTTACCAAGTCGATGTCGCCGCGAGCACCCGAATAATCATCGGTATATACTGCTTGATCCAACACACCCGACGATACTTCCAAACTCCAACTGGCTGGCTGTGCTTGAAAATGCAGGGTGTCGGCAGCAGGAATAGTAACTTTGGCACGCCCTAGGCTGGCGCTTAAGGCCACTAGTTCTCGAGCATACAGAAGATTTTCTCCATTTTGACTGATAATACGAAAGGTAAACGTAGATCCTGTGATGTTCACTGGCTTTTGATCTTGATTTAGGAACTGAAACAAAATGACATTGTCCACGCCTAAATTACATTTTAAATTTTTTGCATACACCGGATTCCACCTCGCATTGAAATAAGCGCCGCTGATGTCTATCAACAAAACTTGTTGAATTTGTTGGTAAAGATAGGCGGTTGTTGAGTACATGATTCTATTTATCTTATAATATTTGTGCCAAACAGCTAATAGTTATTTACACCAAAAACCTAGCACATAAATACCCGCATGGGCAACAACATAATAGAACAGCTTACTGCCAAATATCCTTTCATGTCTCTATGCATTTATGCCAACATGGAATATGTTGGCATCGTACAAAATCGCGACGAAACCATTACCACCATTTACGACTTTGGCAACATACAAGATACTCAACTCAAATTGTTGTTTATTGAGTTGGCAGCGGTATGGTGGTGGGAAAGCAATAGAAGCATACCTATTAATATTTTTTTGAAGTCAGAATGGGAACCATTCCGGCAGTATCGTCGTACTTTTGTCAACAAAGATCTAACAATTTTATGCGGACCTGTTTGTAGCCTAAGCGACCTGAGTCGTAAAAAATCAAAAAGAAAAAGTGTTACTCTGGTCAAACGGGTTGAATAGAGTTGCGTTCTGCATCTTCTAGTAAATTCATATGCAGTGCAACCAATCGTGCATAACCCAAGCTGTGGCTTTTCTTAAAGGTGTAGCCTCGACTGTCGTCGCCGTCCCACACTGACGCAAATACTTGATCCCAGGCACATTTCTGCAAATGAGCTTTTCCAGGTCTAATGACGCTGATAAATGCTGCCATACGAGGAATAGAATCTGGTTTCATTGTCTGCAGCAGATCCGCATAGTTTCCCACATGAACCAGTTGTGTTGCCCAGGTTGGATCAGTCCACAATCGTGCCCAGTTGACATCAGCTGCCAGCACAGATTCGTAATGCTCAGGGTCGCGTACCAGCTGATAAACCGACATGTTTAAGAAATCGATTTTAAAATATCCGCGAGATTCTGCTTCGTTATAATCGATCGCAGCACAGCCATTTACAGGATCCTGAGGAATAGCAGTTACATATACTCCGCTGTTGTGTCGACGCACCTGTCCTTGATGCAGTTGTCGTGCAGTAGTATGCCGGATCAAGTTCAACAGTTGAGTACGATCTGCCAGGTCTATATCAATATCTGCTGACATCACCATCCTGCCTGTTTTAAAATGTCACGAGCTGCTGCTGTGTCTTCTGGGTAGTCTCGAAACCGTTTTTGCCAAAAGTCAGCATCCACATACGGCCAAATCAGATTGATTTGATTACTGTTCAATCGAGATAAAAATTCTACTCCGGAGGTGGAGTTATACAGTGCCCAAGCTGAGACTCGGCCTGACGAAACAGCATGACATATAACATTGTCGTTGCCGAATCTTATGTAATCATGTGCTGGATTGCCAGTTTTTTCTGCCCAGTCGATACTGGTTTCAATTGCTCGATATATGGCATCCATGACATTTTCCACTCGCAGATATTCTGCCAAGAATTCTTCGTAAACACTGTCCTTACACCAGTAATCAATTTTCTTGTTGTTCTTTAGTAGCCATTCAACAAAACGCGGAACGTTGACAGCACGTACACTGACACAGTATTGTCCAAAACGAGCAAATGCACGATAGTAGGGACTGGCAGCAAAGTCATCAAATGATTTTGACCGCCCTGTGCCTTGACTCATGTCATAGAATTTTTGATAAGCACGTAATCCTATCTGTATACCAGTTTCATTTTGACTTTGGTAGCGTTTCTTCTGCTCACAAACATGTACTATAAGTGTGGTTTCTTTGGCAAAAGATTTTTTACAGTATTGACATTCAAATTTCATTCTTCTTCACAGATAAAATGGTTAGTATAACACTGAAGATCTTGTTGGACAAGTTATTTCTTTACTTCGTTACCGTGAGCTTTAACATATTCATCCAATTCTTGTTTGGTTGTTATCTTGGCCAAAAGATCTAACTCGTCGTCTTTCATGCTGGGGTGCAACTCTGCTAATTTTTTTCTAACAGCACTGTTACTACCTTCTTTCTTTTTGGGTGCAATCCACTGGTGTCGATGTGCGCCCATGCCTGGACTGACAGCAGTGGCACAAAGCCATTGTAGTTCGGGATGCTTGTTTATAGAAAAGAAATGTTTGTTAAAGTAATGATTGCAACTTTGCACATAGTATTCCTGCAACTCTCGAGGACCTTGAACACTGCTGCCCCAGCGAATCATAAGAAAGTTAGAAAACTTTTTACGTTCCTCTGGTGTCAGCTCATTATAAAATTGTCGGTTTTTGAGGTCCAACTGCTGCATTTCGTTGGCAATGTTTAGTTTATCACTCATCGTTGTTTATTGTTCCGTTGCTGCGACGTTCGCGGGTGGTATCCATGTCCTGTAACCAACGCTTTTCCTGCATAGTAGGTTCTTTGAAAAACTTGCGTGGATTTCCGCACATGGCACAGCGGCTATCGCCACAGGTTACACCTGTTGTCTTGTGATAACGATGCGGGCTGTCTACCTTGCTGGTATTGATCGCAGGAAACTTGTGTGCCTGACGAATTCGTACTTGCCGTGCAATGTGTCGATTCTTTTGTTGAATACGCTGACTGCGTGTCGATTTATCTGTTGTCTGACTCATATACTGTTCCTTTACTAGCGCATCCGTTCTGTATTAAAAATTTTTCAGCATATTCATCAACTGGTGAAAGACGTAAATTACTAAGTACTGCAAAGTTATGTATTACTATTGGTGCAATCTGCGATAATATCTTCTCCTGGGGCTGCTGGCAAAGCCATTTAGTTTGTTCAATAGCTTTTGCCCAGCGTGTTGTGCTTTCTTGGATGCTATCATATGACTCGTCAATTATGCCGTCAAACGTTTTAAATCCCAACTGTCGTAAATTGCGAAGAAAGTGCTGCCCAGATATTACTACAAACAGACGGCGACCCAAAATGGGTTTGGCAATCTTTTCTGTGAAGAAACTGTAACGATTGTCTGCCCAAGTTTCCATAACAATGCTGTATGCTGTCTTGTTATAAATCTTAAGTGGCAGAACTTGACTTATATGCATTTCTTTACCGCGGTATCGACAGCGATAAGTCTGCTCGATATTGATTTCCATATTATCTTCCCACAGATCAGTCTGATCAAAATTAAAACCGGCCCAATTTTTACTATCTGCCCCTGGTTTAACAAAGACCGGTGACTCATAATACCATGTCGGGTCTGCGATAGTCTGAAGTTTTTTCTTAACAAACATTCTGTGAGATTTTGGAACACCGTACAGCACATCAAACATAAAAGGTTTTTTGTCAAAAGGATGCAGATTTTTTTCTAAAACATGACCCCAATCTTTTATATATGGATCTGTAGTGGATTTAATCCAATACAGGTCTTGATCAACTGTTGCGTGTTGCAACTCAAAATTTAAATAACCGTTAAGTATGAATACAAAATTGGGAAGATCGTACTTGAGGACAAGTTCTGGAACGCCTGCTTTAAACTCTACACCTTTAACTATAACTTGTGTACAACCAATGAGTCGATCAAGTCGTGTCTTGGTAGAATTGAGATCATCAGTTATATGCACCAAAGCCAACTTGATCGAAGTTGTATCAAGTAAAAATTTTTCTAACTCATCAGTCGAGTTAGAAAGCGGATTTTCGTTGTAGACTTTAATTAAACTTACATCAATAGTCTCATGCGGTAATAGATTATAGGATAAGCAATTGTACATGGCTACTTGTGGCATGACTATTTGATCCTTGCTGAAACTTCGTTGATAGCTACACGCAAGCGTACTATATCTCTGTGCATTCTGTCAATGACTTTTTGTTGCTCTTCCACCTGGTCGATTAATTTTCTAATTCGACGATCAAGCTTTTTTTCGCTGGCAGAATCTGCAGCTTGAATTTTGGCAACCGGTGGTTTTTCTTTGGAGGAATATTGTGTCATGTTACCAGGCCTTGTTGTAGTCTAGAATTTCGCAGTTTCTGCTGATGTCCTTGACAAAATACACACAGTCAGGTTTGTGTGTATCATCCAACGGCACACTCAGCATTTGTCCATTTTTCAGCTTGGGTGCATACCAAGCCACGTCGTGATATACATCTACAATTTCAATGTCGGGAAAACTGGGACGAAAACTGGTTAGCGGATTGAACTGAAATGCCTTGAACCCGCGATCATTGATACT